CCCAACGTCGCCCAGTGAAGAAACTAGGCGAAGGGAATTTTGTCTCTGAAGGTGGCGGTGATCTAAACAATCATAATTTGTGTAAGAAAATTACAGAGAAGTCCTTATATATTCTCAAATTTTCAGATGATCGCAGATTGGGAAATGTTTTTGTTTACTGTGGTAAGAAAGCTCTTATTCCTTACCATTATGTTACTGTGTTACGTAGTATGGTTGAAAATGATGAGTTACAACCAGATGACGATCTTGTCATGCGTTCGAATTTTCAGACCGAATCCTTACCGATAAAAGTCAAAGATATTTTGTCCGCTAGGAGAACAGAGAAGTTTGTTGATAAAGACTTGGCTATTTTCCTATTACCTGCACATTTTCATATGCACCCAAATTTGATACCCCACTTTGCGTCTAGGGAGTTGTTAGGAAAGCACTTGGATCTTAATTGTACCCTAATAATGCCCAACAACCTTTCTACGGAAAACAAGCCCACGTACTACTGGGAAAGGTTGAAAGCTCAATATGTGACTACTAAACAATCTACCTGTGAAGGAGAGATTTATGATATCCAGGAGGTGTTTACGTATGCTGCCAAAACCGATAAAGGCGATTGCGGTTCTATTTTAACAATTGATGATGCTAGCGTGCTAACTAAGATAATTGGTATGCATGTAGCTGGCACTCGTTCATCTGGAATTGGTTTATCAGTTGCTTTGTGTCGTGAGGATTTTGAAGAAGTCGATAAATGTTTTGAGAAACTTGGCCACAGAGACTTTCCTCCGCCAGAAGAGGTGATAATGGATGCGCAAGCTGATAATTCACCTGCTCCTGGGGTTTTTATGCCATATTTTAACACGCCCAAGAGACTACATGCTGCAACTGTGTCAAAGCTTAGAAGGTCTGCGTTGTATGATAAGGTATTTAAATCTCCAAATTTGCCTGCTCGTTTGGCACCTTGGAAGGATGAGAAGGGTATGTGGCACAATCCGATGTCAGAAGCGATTGGACGCTATGGCCCGGCTTGTATTGCTGATATTAACCCAGGTGTTCTCAAGTGTTGTATTGACTCGCTCTATTCAAAATTGTTGAGCACGCAGAGAGATCCAAAGAGGCACAAACCCCGTGTGTTCTCATTTGAAGAAGCTGTTCTTGGCTTAGATGGAGTCAAATTTTGTGATTCAATTCCTCGCGCTACATCAGCTGGTTATCCGTACGTTATGCGTCCGCAACCTGGCTACAGAGGCAAGGAATGGTTCTTTGGAAAAGATCAGACTTATGATCTAGATCGTCCTCAGTGTCAAGTCCTGAAACAAGAGTGTGGTGAGATCTATGATTATGCTAGAAAAGGTATTCGAACACTACACATCTATGTTGACACTCTGAAAGATGAAACGCTTCCCATAGCGAAAGTTNTAATTGGGAAAACAAGATTGGTCTCAGCATGTCCTTTACATTTGACCATTGTCACGAGACAACTCTTTCTCGATTTCTCTATGTGGATTATGGAGAATCGAATTGCTAACTTCTGCGCAGTTGGGATAAATCCTTATTCCTCTGAGTGGCATCAGCTGGCTCTTATGTTGAAAACGAAAGGGTTGAATGTGTTTGCT